GATATGCGGCCGTGACTTGCTCATCTCGATAGCGTGCGTTCTGATAGAGCGGCACAAGGATACGAAGGGAGATCCGATCGGTTCCCACGATTTGGTTGGCCAAGGAAGTGACTATGCCTGTCTATAAGCGGATCGTCAGAGAGGGTATTACAAGCGAGACGGAGTATCTCCTCGCGGCGTCGCACTCACCTGAGGAGATGCGCGAGGACCAGAAGCGTCTCCTTGCTCTGGCGCAGGAAAACATTCAGATCAACACGTTCGACGGCCGCGTCGCGAAGGTGGAGGAGTTCTGCCGTCGGCACCATTTATCAGACACCCGTTCGGTGATCGTAAACGGCGTGGAATGTCCGTTGCCGATCGCGCCACAGATTGGGTCCAAGGCGTGGTACGCCGACGCCATTCTGCGGGTGATTGCCTCAGTCCGCGACGCGCTCGCCCGAGGGGACGTGCAACTCGCGGTGTCGGAGGCGGTCGAGGTCGGTGTACTGATCAGCGAGGCCCAAGCTAAATTCAGCAACTGGCCCAACCTACTGTTGCAAGACGCTCGTACGCGGAAAAATCGTGCCCTGAGTCGACGGTCGGCGGCCGCACGGCGAGCCGACGCGATGAGACGCGACGATGAGGACATTCTCCCGTTGGCCGACGTGTATCGAGCCAAGCATCCCGAGGTGACACGCGACCATTCGACACGAAACATGGCCAGAACGATCGCCCGTGACCTCGATATGAAGGAGGGGACTGTGCGCGATCGACTGTCCAAACGCGGCCGCCGTTGACCCGTCCGTAAGCCCTCCTTCACTCGACTTCGGACCGACGTCCGACCTTTTTCGCTGCGATCGCACGCGCGGACGTCGGACATCGGGGTCATGATCTCTTTGTCCTTCCGCGCGTAAATAAGTGGCCGAGACCCCCGGTTGTTCAGCCGGGTGGCGTGCTGTCATCGTCGAATGACCGCACTCAATCAGCACTTACCCAGACACTGGCTCCTTCCGACGACCATTCCCTCGCTGCTGCTCGCCCTGCTGTGCGGTGGCAGCGCTGTGGCCGCCAGTCCGAGCCATCACTCACGGGAGGCCATGCCTATGACGCGATCGTCTCGGTCCGCTCCTCGTCTACGGCTCAACGATCTGAAACCTGATCCGAGCAACGCCAATCGCGGCACTGATCGCGGGCGCACCGCGCTCGAGCGGTCACTGCGCGACTACGGTGCCGGTCGTGCGGTCCTGATCGACCGACACGGGCACATCATCGCCGGCCACAAAACGGTCGAACAGGCCAAACGGTTGAACCTGCCCCTTCGCGTCGTCAGAACTGACGGCCGGCATCTGATCGCGGTGCAGCGGGACGACCTCGATCTCGCGACCGACGCGCGCGCGAAGGCCCTCGCGATTGCCGACAACCGCGTCGGTGAACTCGATTTGGCATGGGATGTTGACGTGTTGAAACAGTTGCAGGCGGCCGGTCTGGATCTGTCGGCGTTCTGGACCGACACGGAATTCGCGGCACTCTTCGCGGATGCGGTGACGGGCTTGACCGACGAGAACGCCGTCGTCGAACCGGGGCCCACCGACATCGAGCGCGGCGATCTGTTCGTGCTCGGGCAACATCGTCTGCTCTGCGGAGATGCCACATCAGCGGGCGATGTCGCGCGGCTCCTCGGCGGCGCCACCCCGGTCTTGATGACCACCGACCCTCCGTACGGCGTGGAGTACGAGCCTTCATGGCGTCATCGCGTCGACCCCCGGCAGCGTACGGCGGTCGGTCGCGTCAGGAATGACGATCGCGTGGAGTGGGCCGAGGCGTGGCAGCTCTTTCGCGGACGCGTGGCCTACGTCTGGCATGCGGCGTTGAACGCGCCGATCGTCGCACGCGATCTCGAATCGGTGGGGTTTGTGATCCGCAGCCAGATCATCTGGGTGAAACAGCACTTCGCGCTGAGCCGCGGCGATTACCACTGGGGCCACGAACCGGCGTGGTACGCCGTGCGCGGCACCGGGCAGTGGCGGGGCGATCGGCGCCAGACGACCGTCTGGGACGTAGCGAATCTCAACGTGATGGGAGGGACGCGCGCTGGCGACAACGCGGTGACCGGACACAGCACGCAGAAGCCCGTGCGGCTATTTGAGATTCCGCTGCTCAACCACACGGTGGCCGGGGACGCCGTGTACGACCCCTTTGTGGGGAGCGGCACAGCCCTGATCGCGGCGGAAAAACATGGCCGGGCGTGCTACGCGCTGGAGATCGAGCCGAAATACGTCCAGGCCGCCGTCACACGCTGGGAGGCCTTTACGGGCGAGCGGGCGGTCCGGCAGCACGTGACCCGTTCGACCGCGAGGAGAGGGCGATGAGCGAGACACCTCGTCACCGACGCGGCCGCGGCGGGCACGGCGGGCATGAACCGCGGGCGCGGATCCGGACCCGTGAACGGCGGGTGATGGAGCTGACGGTCCTCGGGTGGTCCCAACACCGCATCGCAGGAGATCTGGGCATCAGTCAACCGGCCGTCTCCAAAATTCTGAAACGGATCGAACTGCGGCTGCTCCGCGAGTTTACAGGCACGGTGGAGCTGCAAAAAGTGCGTCACAGCCTCCGGCTTGAGCACCTGTTCGGGGAGGCCATGCGGGCGTGGGAGCAGAGCAAGGCTGACACGACCCGCCGACGGCAGCGCAAATCCGAAGGTGGGCAGGGTGGCGCGAATGCCACCGTCGCCGAGATCGTCGTCGAAAACCAAGGCGGAAACCCGCGGTACCTTGAAGAGGCCCGCAAAGCGTTGGCCGATCACCGCACGCTGTGGGGTCTCGATGCCCCACACACAGTGGACGTCCGCGCCCCCAGCAATCCCTACGACGGAATGACCGAGGACGCCCTCCGCGAGGAGCTCGCGAGGCAACGTCGACTGCTCACGTCCGCCGAAGCGACGGCTCCGGCGTTCACTGACCCCTCTCAGGAGACGTGTCATGACAACGGCTGAACACCTCCGTCGCCAGATCCAGATACAGGACGCGCTGCTCACCCGTCAGGCGGAACGATCCCTCATGTCCTATGTCAAACAGGCGTGGCCGGTGCTTGAACCAGCCACGCCGTTTCTCGACAACTGGCATATCGAACTGATCGCTGAGCACCTCGAAGCCGTCACGGCGGGCCAGATCCCGCGGCTGCTCATTACCCTCCCGCCGCGGTATATGAAGTCGCTGCTCGTCTCCAACTTGTGGCCGACGTGGGAGTGGATTACGTATCCCAGCCGGCGTTGGATCTTTACAAGCTACAGCGAAACGCTCTCCCTGAAGCATTCGATCGACCGACGCACGGTCTTACAGTCCGACTGGTACCAGACTCGGTGGGGACGGCAGGTTCAGCTCTCCGTGGATCAGAACGTGAAGGGCGAGTATCAAAACACGAAGCGCGGCGTCATGGTCGCTACGTCTATCAGTGGGGGCATCACGGGCAAAGGTGGCGACCGCATTGTTGTCGACGATCTGCACAACCCGCAACAGGCGGAAAGCGACCTGCAACGCGAAGCGGCCCTCGCGTATTTTAGTCAAACGCTCTCGACGCGGCTCGACGATAAGAAAGCGGGTGCGATCGTGGTCGTGATGCAACGGCTTCACGAGGGCGATCTGGCGGCGCTGTGCCAGGACCTCGGTTTTGTCCAGGTCTGCCTACCCGCGGAGGCTGAGGTGCCCACCACGATTCTGTTTCCTCGGTCCGGCCGAGTCCACCATCGCGACGTGGGTGATTTGCTGTGGCCGGCGCGAGAAGGCCGGGACCAACTGGAGTTGCAGAAAAAGATCCTCGGCTCAGCCGCCTACGCCGCGCAGTACCAGCAGCGCCCCGCGCCCCCCGGTGGGGTGATCTTTCTCCGCGACTGGCTGCGCTATTACGACGAACTGCCGCCACTCTCTGAGCTCGCCCAATCATGGGATATGTCCTTTAAGGATTCGAGCGACAGCGATTATGTGGTGGGCCTCGTGGCCGGCCGTCATGGCGCGGACACGTATCTGATCGATCGGGTGAAGGGGCAGTGGTCTTTCACCGAAAGTTGCCACCGGCTACGAGCCCTCGTGGAGCGGTATCCTCGAGCACGCACCATCCTGATTGAGGACGCCGCCAATGGGACGGCAATCGTCGACGCGCTCCGCCACGTCGTGCCCGGCATCGTGCCAGTCCAGCCTGAGGGTGGCAAACTCGCGCGCGCCCGAGCGGTGCAGCCACTCGTGGAAGCCGGCAATGTCTATCTGCCGAACCCGCGGCCGCACGGGACGCTCGTGCCTGGCCGCGCGTGGGTCGAGGATTTCGTGCACCAGCTCACGGTGTTTCCGCGAGCGGCCCACGACGATGACGTGGATGCGTTCACGCAGCTGCTGGTACGATGGTCGCGGCCCAGGCGTTGTCCGGCCCTGACGTGGGGTCGCTGAGATACGTTAGGTTCGGCGTCCAGAAACAGGACTTCCATTCCATGTGCTCTCGAGCGAATGTGTGGGTTCCGGTCTGGGAGGCCGCAGGTCGCGGGCTCTGAAGCGACCGGCGGAGATCGACCACGATGCGCGGGCGAAAGAATCCCCCTCTGGATTTGACCCCAGTCCCCGACGGCACGCCCCTGACGTTCGACGAGATGGCGCGGACGTACTTAGAGGACTATCAGCTGCAGCGCTACCGCACCATGAATACGGCGCGGCCCCGCGTCGAACATTTGCGGGAGGTGTTCGTCGGCCAGCCCGCCGAACGGATCACGGCTGACGCGGTGCGCCGGTACCAGCTGCACCGACGACGACAAGGGGCGGAAGCGGCCACCATCAATCGGGAGACCTCGGCGCTCAGCCGGATGTTTCAACTCGCGATCCGGCGTGGCGTGCTGGAGCGCATGCCGTTGTTTCCGACGCGGCTCGAAGAGAATCCCCCGCGGGACGGCTTTTTTGAACACGACGAGTACCTGAAAGTACGGGCCCAAGCCCCCGCGTCGTATCAGGACGTGCTCGACTTTGCGTACTACTCGGGTTGGCGCCGCAACGAAATCCTGCATCTGACGTGGGCGGACGTGGATCTGTCCGGCGGCGTGATTCGCCTGTCTCCGCGCCGGTCGAAAACGAGGGCGGGCCGCGTGCTCCCGATCTCTGCGCC